TCATCAGTATTCATCATGAGTTTAAGGACGTCACGGAGTGCTCCACGACATGATGATGGGGTAGAAGACTTGACTGCTTCAATGCCCATGATCTTTAGTGAAGGCTCATGATACCTTACACCCTCACTATCCCATACGTTTAAAATATATCTCTTCTTGGCAGTCCATACACCACGATTAGCGATGTTTTCTCTCTTCATAAACATCTTCTGCTCGTAAGCATTTACATAGGTTGCCAATTCTTCATAAGAATTCTGTATATACTTTTCAAATTCCACGTCACACACCTTCGTAAGGAACCGCAATACGCTTTGATCGCTCGCCTCTCGCTCCTTGAATACCTTTTTAACCAGAGGATCCATATGCAAATAAATGGAATCGGTATCACTAGCAATAACATAATCTTTACCTTCCGTGTTTAATAGTTTATTTAGAAACTTGTTGATCTTGTTTTCTATCCATCTGATAGAGACTTGACCAGACAAAGTGATTGCCTCAGCATTTGCCAAGTTGTAGTAACGGAAGTATTGATTACCAATAGCACCATAGGCACTGTTGAGTTGAATCTTCCTTGCCATTTGAATGTTATTATATGTGGAAATATCATTCAATAGACTAGTATTACCTGTCTCCTCAAACTTTTGTTTGGAGGCAAGCATTTTCTTTTTAAATATCTTCCTTTCATCGTAGATGCGTTGCATCATCTTAGGAAGAAATCCATGTATATCCTTACGATACTGAGCACCATTAGCACAGACAGCGTAATCAGGATGGGCAGTAAACTCTTCGTCAAGGATCTTATCTACTGATACTTGTGGGTGTCTCTCGTCGATAAGTGTTTCGGGAGAGATATTATACTGCATTATAAGGTGTGGATACAGAGAATTCAAGTCGAAACTACACACCCAGTCATAAACACCTGGTATAGGTTCTTTTACATATGCTCCTGCATACTTGTCATCCTTATCAGAGGTGACCTTAGGGGGCACGACAATATTCTTTGAATACAAGTCATTATATATGAGAGTATCCCACATCTTTACCTGTGAGAATACATCATCAATGTTTACTTTAGCATCGTATGCCATGGTGACTGCCAACTCAACAAGTTTCATCTTGCTTTCTAGTTGATCAACCAACTCAACGTCATGGATGTTGTAATCTACAAATCTTTTCCAGTCTGAGGTATAAAAGTCTTTAAAGTTTTCATACATGCTATGGTCTAACTTATTCTCTCCCAACTCAACTGTAGATATATGCTCTAGACTGTATGATTCTTGTGCAGAATAGGTAAATTTTTTGTATAGATCAAGGTAATCTAGGATAGTTACACCAAGAATATCATAGACGAGATTTGCTCGGCCTTGCACATTTACGATGCGGTCTTTCACAACATTCCAAGGTGAGAGACTCTTCATCCACTTCTCTCCTAGAATCTTTTCAATCCTACGACAGATATAAGGCATGTCATAGAAGTTATTATTCCACCCTGTGATGATGTCAGGAGTGTTATGCACCCAGAATTTATGGAAGTCCTGTAGCATCTCATGCTCAGTATTAAATACACGATACTCTACAGTGTCAGGTGCTGTATACTCTCTTGTGCCCCATGTAATGATCTGTTTAGTGATCATATTCTTCATGGTTATGCAGAGCATATCCTCTTGGCATGCTTCTACATCAGGGAATCCATTCTCACATGCAACCTCAATATCAATAGTCCATATACCCATCTTCTTTATGTCATAGTTGACACGATTAGGAAACTTCTGTGCGATATGTTGGAAGACAAACCTCTCATATCCATGCACTTCCATACCTTCTACATCAGAATACTTCTGTAGGAAATCTCTTGCCTCTCTTACTCCGTCAAACTTTTTCTTATGTGCATACCTACCATCAAGAGTCCTATACTTAGACTTCTTTGACTGATTAGTGGGCACTAGAAACAGAGAAGGGGATGTCTTTTCACGGTATTGCACACGCTCACCGTTTCGATATCCCCTTACCAACGCTGTATCTCCGAAGATAATTACGTTAGTATAAAAATCACTCATTCTTTGCTTTCTTATCCTTTGATTCTAACATGACTAGATACTTCTTTGCAATAGCAGGTGATGGATCTACGACAGTCAATACATCTGTGCTCTCTAGGAATAGATCATCTTGATCTGAGTAGGGAGGATACTTTGACAGTCCATGACCTGTAACTTCATGGCAGTTTTGTAAGAGGTAACTAGGTTCTTCGTCTAATTCTACAACGTCACCCAACAAGAAGACCTTCGGGTGGGATTTCAGTATAATCAACTTTAACATCATCTTTTTGGGGTTTTGAATTTTTAATAGTGGTCAACGCTTGCTCATATCTTTTAAGCACCTCATGATGAGGGTCAGCAATACTTACAACATGGTGTAGGGAAATAAAATTTGCCCCGACTGTTAGTGGGAAGTATGGATAAAATCTCATACGGATATCTTTTAGTGGATTCTCCCCATTCCCTTCTTCTTCTACAAGGAAATCCTTTTCATTCATTTCTAATTGAATAGAAAATGCATCTTTAAATTCATAAGCAAGCACACGAAGATCCTCTGGATTACTTGTGAAATCCTTAGACGGTGCATTTCTTACTTCTTTAATGTCAGCGACTACATCTTCGCCGTTAACCATCCTAGCAATTTTGATACTCATATTAGAAAGACTAGTGACCTATTTATCTTACCATGAAAAAAGGAGGTGTCAAGCACCTCCTTAATTTTAAGATATATCATATACCTTACGTTTTTGATGATCAGGAATGATCTTAGTTAGAGTAATAGATAGCAGTCCATTGGTAAACTTAACATCACCTACCTCTACATCATCACTGAGGTTGAATCCTCTAGAGAATGATCTTGCTGCTACACCTCTGTGTATATACTCCTGACTGTCAGTCTCATCTTTATCTACTGACTTGATTAACAGCACGTTTGTTTCTGTTGAGACCTCTACATCTTTTGGATCCCATCCTGCTAGTGCTAATTCGATTCTCCATGTCTCTTCAGACTCCTTGACAATATTATATGGTGGGTATTGTGTTTGTGGAGACCCTATTCCATATGCATGTAGTCTGTAAAATAGATCGTCAAACCCTACACTGTAGCGATTTGCTGCATCAAAGATTGCATCGACATCCTTAGATGTCCATTTAGTTAGTTTCATAATTCTCCTTTAAAAGCGAGTTAGTTGTTTGTGTCCCCGAAGGCGACACTACTATTTAACCATGAAGTAATGTAACTGTATATGGTGACTACCGTCTCGATTGTTACAGAATACCGTAATAAAAACTATGCTAAATAAAGCTACAGTAGTAATCCCTCGCGAGGATAAAATGAAGAAAACATTATTCTTTATTATGTTATTGTCCCTAGGATCAGCTGCAAATGCAGGTGGATTGTCAACTAGACACCAGTCAAGTTTACAACACACAGTAGATGCACAAACAGCAACCTATTCAAGAGTTGGAAATTCTTTTTCAGTCTCAGGTACAAACGTGACAACATCCCATACAGCAGCAGGTGCATCGAGTGCAACCGCAAATGGTATTGGAATTAACACCTACGATGGCACAACAGGTGTCGCAACAGTAGGATCTATCACAGGAACTCAGTCAGGATCAGGATCCTTTTCCTTTGCTCAGTCATTCACTAAGGGTGATATTGCAGGTACAGCATCTGAATATACAGACTTCGGTAGTGTAACAGTTACATCTGCAGGCACACAGAATAGCTCAGCAAATGCACCAGGTACTGTTACTGCTGCTCATGCAATCACACTTACAGGTACTGGTAACATTGGATCAACCACAACAGGTCAGTTTGTAAGCGAAGTAACTATCTTTGATTAACATCATGAGGAATACATATAAACTATTCCTCATGTTCTTTGCAATGGGCGTAACCCCAGTCATAGCAGTGCCTGTGGTACCAAATTTCACCCAAGGTTCGATGACTACCCACACGGAAACGACTTCTACGGTGAAAGAGACCATAAATTCCATGGATTATAATACAGGCTATCAATGGTCGGTAACGGGAAATGGAATTACAACAACTGATAATTTATCACCAACCACATCTACAACTAATGTAACTATTGACGGAGTGACTTCAACATGGACAGGAGTAGGGACAACACCGACCTTCACACAGACAACACCAGGTGCACCGTTTCAATTCACGGAAACATACAGCGGACCAGGCTTGTCGAATCACACAATAATACAAAGAGAAACAACCGTAACAAGCGTCACAGACACAACCAGTATCTTTCAGCAATAGGGATATCCCTTGCTATGACTGGGTTTATGCCCTCTGCTATAGCAGAGACAGTTGGTGGAGTTAGTGCGACTGCATCACCGATCGCGAATTCTTCTGGCTCAGTGACCAACCAAGCTATACAGGTTTTACAAGGTCCATATATAACTAACACATATGGTAATGGTATACAGTGTCAGGGTCCTACCCTCAACGTTACACCATATGCCACAGCAACAGCTTCATCTCAAAAACCGTTTGAGGATTATTGGGATTCGCCAGTGTACGACATGTCAGACGTCAATGATGACGGTGTGTTAGACAATCCAGGTAATATTTTGTACTACGTCCCTACTAGGACAGCTCAGAAAGATAACTATAACTTCTCAATAGGTGTCTCAGCAACGTGGTCTAAACCATTAGACAAGACACTACAACAGCAATGTAAAGAAGCAGCAGACGCAAATATAGCATTGATGGTGCAGGCAAATGCAAATAAAAGATTAGACTTCGAGATTGCGAGATTGAAAAACTGCGGTGAGCTGATGAAGGCTGGGATCACCTTCCATCCAAAGTCACCTTATTATAGTGTATGTGCTGATGTTGTGGTGCAGAATGTTAATGTTGTGGCTCCCCATGCACACACGATACCTAATGGCAACGCAAGCAGCCTAAAAGAAATCTCTATAGGAAACAACTCTAAGTTATAATTACTTCTTATATCTGTTAATAATACTTTTCTTAGTGATCTTGAGAGGAGGGAGTCCTTTCTTCTCACGATACTTATTAGTCATAATCTCATTCCTAGACAACTCACGATGCTTTCCAAGTTTCTTTTGGACAGTAGTCGTGAGTTTTTTTATGACTGGTTTTATGACTCTCAATAGTAAAGGTGTAGCAGCAGCCGCGGCTGTTGCGACTACCGCTATCGCTGCTGTAGTGCTCACTTGATTTGTAGAGGGTAAAAATTTTTCGATTACTGTAGTATCTTCATACAATACCACACAGGTAGTGCCTTGTAGCTCATGACCTACAACTTTCTCACTACCATCCTGTGTTAAGTCACCCACTCGCGGCTGATTAGGTGCAGGACACTCAGTCTCAGGTGGATCTATTGGTGGCACCTCAGGTGCATTTACATCTGGTGCAGGTGGTGGCTCAACAACAGGTGGAGGTGTTGCCTCCATCTCTAACTGTAACTGATCAGGCTCATAATCCATCGCATTATAAGATGGATACTCTGCATCACAGAATACTAATAGATTATCTTCATCGTCTTTAATTATACTATTATTTCTATCACTAAACTCGTGTGTCTCAACACAACCTGGCATGTCAATAATAGGACTACCTATAATGACAGTAGCAGGTGGATGAGTAGGTACAGCATGTGTCGGAGTGGATGTTAACCACTCTGGCACGTTAACCTTGAATATCCCTATAGTATCAACGTGAGTGCTGTTGATCTGTATACTTGGGATAGTCATCAGCAGTTTTTATTCAAGTCCTCTGCCATATTTCCACCTATCTCTGCACCTTGATTACCACCAAACATTGCTACCCATCCTGCTGCTACCCATCCTACGAATGGTATAGTGCTAAGACTAGGTGCTGCTGCTGCACCAATCGATGTGCCAACCAATCTACCTGTGCCTTCTGCACTTCCAACTGCCTTGATGCATGCTTCAGATTGTCTGATTGCACCAATCTCTGCTGCCTGTCCTACAGTCAAACCAGGTTTCTGATCTATCCATGATCTAGTATTAGATACTGCACCACCTTGATTGATCTGACCATCCATGAAGTATTCTTCTGTGACCTTAGTAGTCTCAGTTGCAAGTCCTAAGAATCCACCTTTCTCTTTGATGTCCTTAGTGATAAATGCTGTCTTTGGATCGTTTGCTGAATATGAAATAGCATATCCCTCGTCTGATACACTCACCTTATATGATGTGTAAGGACCTACAGGTAAATCCACTGATGGTAGTGGTGCTTCTTTCTCTCTTGTAGCAATATATCCTATCATACCAAGATGTGAGACAGCGAATAGACTGCCTACCACACCAAATGATATCCACTTCCACTTATTAAGCATGGTGCCCTCCTAGAGTTTAGGCATTCCTACGCCACCAAAATCAGGGATCGCAGGACCAGTTGCATCTGGAAGCATATCTGGTAGAGATCCAGTGACAGATCCTAGTGCTGCCTCTGTAATTTTTGATTTAACGTCTTCAATGATTGCATCCTTTCTAATGAATACATATCCACCGAGACCAACTACTCCAAGTGCTACTACACCTGAGAAAATAGCGATTCCGTTAATAATTTTTTGCATGATTACTTAGTGTCTGGGACAATTTTTACAGGACCAGATTCAATCCTGATAGTTTGAGCAGGTGCAGTCTCTGATGCCTTAGCAATAAGAAACTCCATATCTTTTTTAGATATATTGGCACTACCACCACCTTCATCTTTCTTTTTCTTACCTCCTGCGGAGACGCCGAAAGTAGCTAAAGTACCTGTGAAGACCGAAGCTATGAAAGTTGGATCAATCCTCTCTCCTCTCTCGTAACCTGGTATTTTAACGTAGTTTAAAGTCAAAATTCCTGCTGACCACACGAGGACTATCACTCTTATGAGTGTTGCTAGGTATTGAAGTTGCTCTTCTTTATCTTCGGCTACTTCTTTAAGTTTACCTATAGGACCTTTTGGTTTTTCTTTTACTTCTGCCATGGTATATGCCTACACTATTATTATATAGGTGTTTATTTACTAACAGTTTCTACAGGTTGTTTTTTCTTTCCGATATTATATTTACTCTCTAAATTCCATTCGCCTTTGTCTTTATATGACAGGACTTTGATCTGATTTAACGGTGCCAAGTCTGTATCTGCTACAGGTGATGACACAACTATGAGACCCCAGTCAGATAATAGTCTAGCGATTCTGTTTCTACGTTGAGCATCGTTAGTTGTCATGTTAGACGGTTTACCGTCAAGAGCAAACAACTCTTTGAAGTGTACGATGTAGTATTTACCCTTCTTATGCAGGATATGACACGATTGATATAGCTTCTTCTCTTTTCTGGATGCTACACCAATTCTGGTAAGGGTTTCTCTAACCTTTAGGAAGTCATCTGGTTCTTTTAACGTAACCTCAACCATCATGCTAGGAGACCAGTTGATCTCGTCACTCATTTAATTCCTCCAACGGATAATTTAGACCTAATTACTTGGATTTCTTCCTTACTGAGTAGTTTTAGTGCCTGCTCTGCCTTCTCTGTGGAGTAGTTATAGTATTGTTTTACTATGTCTAGATCAGGGTTAGTAGACTTCTTTGCCCAAGGAGAAAACCTCTTAGATTTCCTAACACTATGTATAAAAAAGTTATATTGCATGTCCTTGTCTAGAGTTGCACCCAATCTATTCATCTCATTGGAGTGCATGATGGTATCGATAAAATATGACAGTGCCTTGTTGACCATGAATGCAGGATAATGCTTCATATACCCCTCATCACTGGTGTAATCTGCAGTTTTTAAGTTTATAGAGTTAACATAGTCAAACGGATTGTAATCTTGTGCCATAATTAATAAAAGGTTTGTCAAATAATACGTTGTTGATATAATTGTCTGCCCATTCCTCGTCAAACCACTG